TGGAACATTTGAAGGTGCTTTAACTGGTAACGTAACTGGTAACGTAACTGGTAACGTAACTGGTAACGTAACAGGTAATGCTGACACAGCTACTGCATTAGCGACTGCTAGAACAATTGGTGGCGTATCATTTGATGGCACAGCAAATATTGATTTACCTGGTGTTAATACAACAGGCAACCAAGATACAAGTGGTAACGCTGCTACAGCTACTGCATTAGAAACTGCTAGAACAATTGGTGGAGTATCGTTTGATGGTACAACCAATATTAATTTACCTGGTGTTAATACAACAGGTAACCAAGATACTTCAGGTAACGCTGCAACGGCTACTGCATTAGAAACTGCTAGAACAATTGCTGGTCAATCATTTGATGGTACAGCAAATATTTCAATTGCTCCTACAGATTTAACTGGCGTTACATCAACAGCTGATGAGATTAATATATTGGATGGCGCTACATTAACAACTACAGAATTAAATTATGTTGATGGTGTTACTTCATCTATTCAAACACAATTGGATGCTAAACAAGCAACAATCACTGGTGGTGCTACATCAATTGTTTCTTCAAATTTAACAGGCAACAGAGCATTAGCTTCTGACGTTTTTGGTAAAGTTGTTGTAACAAGTGTTACTGATACAGAATTAGGATACATATCTGGATTAAGTTCCAATGTTCAAACACAATTAAATAATAAACAAGGAACAATAACAGGTGGCGCTAGTACAATTACAACATCAGATTTAACAGTAAATAGAGCTTTAGTATCAAATGCTTCTGGTAAAGTAGTTGTTTCTGGAGTTTCTAGTACAGAATTAGGATATTTAATTGGTGTTACAAGTGATATTCAAACACAGTTGGATGCTAAACAAGCAACTATTAGTTCATCAAATAGATTAAATGCAAATCTAATAGGAGATGGATCAGTAGATAATACAGAATTTGCATACCTAGATGGTATTACAAGTAGTGTACAAACACAATTAGATAATAAAGCAACAAAAGGTTTTGCTATTGCAATGGCAATTGCCTTATAAATATATAAATAGAGAGAGAAACTATGGCACAAAATTTTAGAAGATATACAGCAAGAAATGTTGGAACTTCAGCTACGACAGTATTCACAGCTGATAGTTATGACACAATAATCGGTATAGGATGCGCTAATATTACAACGGCTGAAATAAAAGTTGATGTTATATTAAATGACGCTGATTCTTCAAGTGACGTGTACCTTATTAAAGGTGCACCAATTCAAAATGGTGGTGCTTTACAAGTAATAGATGGTGGAGCTAAATACGTAGTAAAAAGTGGTGACGTTTTAAAAGTCGTTTCCGATACTGCTAGTTCACTTGACGTTATTGTAAGTACGGTAGATGATATTTCAACATAGGAAAATTAAATGGCTTATATAGGAAACAATACAGATTATAGTTCAATTAGATTTAATGAAATTAAAGCTATCTCAATAGATAAATCTGCAATTCAAACAGTTTATTTAGGTGGTGGTGAAAACGGAGTTAACGACTCACCTACAGATGTTATGGGTGTTTCTTTAGAACAAGTGAAAGCTGATTGTAATAATAAGGGTTTTTTAATAATAGACTTTGGATCAATCGAAGATACAGTTGGAATAGTAGATTTTGGTTATATTTAAAAATTAAAAATAAAGGGAGTAAAATAACTTATTATTATAAATAATAGAGTTAGTTTGTTAATAAAAGGGAGAGAACAACAATGCCAACAATTTTACAATTAAGAAGAGGTACTACTGCTCAAAACGCTGCCTATACAGGTTCAGTTGGTGAGTTAACGGTAGATACAGACCTTTCAAAACTTATTCTACACGATGGTTCCACAGCAGGTGGTGCCTATGTAGGACAAACATCTGGAAATATTCAGATCGGTTTAACAGGAAATAATGAAATAGATACATCATCAGGAAATCTTACAATAGATTCAGCTGGTGGTACAGTTACAATTGATGATAACTTAACAGTATCAGGTAACTTAACAGTATCAGGAACAACTACAACAGTTGATTCAACAACAATAGCTATTACTAATTCATTTACATTTGAAGGTGCAACAGCTGATGATTATGAAACAGTTTTAACAGTAGAAGATCCTACAGCCGATAGAACAATTACTCTTCCAAACGCTACTGGTACTGTAGTATTAAAAGGTACTACTGATACATTAACAAACAAAACTTTAACATCTCCAGTTATTAACACTGGTGTTTCAGGTACTGCAATTTTAGATGATGACACGTTTGCAACAGCAACTTCATCAACTCTTGCTTCATCTGAATCAATTAAAGCATATGTTGACGCTCAAGTAACTGCTAGTGACCTAGACTTCCAAGGTGATTCTGGTGGTGCATTATCAATTGATTTAGATAGTGAAACATTAACAATCGCTGGTGGAACAGGTATTAGTACTTCAGGTGCTACAAACACTTTAACAGTAACGTTAGATAACACAGCTGTTTCTGCTGGTTCTTATGGTTCTTCAACTGCAATTCCAGTTATTACTGTGGATGCACAAGGACGATTAACTTCTGCTAGTACAGCTTCTATATCATCAACAATGTCAATTGCTGGTGATACTGGTACAGACTCAATTGTAGTTGGTACAGATACTTTCACAATTGCTGGTGGTACTGGATTAACATCAACTGCTACAACAGATACAATTACTTTAAACATTGATAGTACTGTTGCGACATTAACAGGTTCTCAAACATTAACTAATAAAACTATTAGTTTAACAAACAATACAGTAAGTGGTACAACTGCTGAATTTAATAGTGCATTAAGTGATGGTTCATTTGCTACATTGGCTGGTACTGAAACATTAACTAATAAAACTTTAACAAGTCCAGTTATAACATCTATTGTATCATCAGCGGGTGATCCTGGAAGTGTTTTAAACCTACCTGTCGTTTCAGCTGGTGAATCTTTAGTTTCTGTAAGTTCAACAAACACGTTAACTAATAAAACTATTGATAGTGCTTCAAACACTTTAACATTAGATTTATCAGAAGGTACTTTAACAGGTACAACTGCTGAATTTAATACTGCATTAAGTGATGGTTCATTTGCTACATTGGCTGGTACTGAAACATTAACTAATAAAACTATTGATAGTGCTTCAAACACTTTAACATTAGATTTATCTGAAGGTACTCTAACAGGTACAACTGCTGAATTTAATACTGCATTATCAGACGCAAACTTTGTAGTACAAGATGGTTCTGGTAACGTAACAGTTTCTGGTAACTTAACTGTAAATGGAACAACAACAACTGTTGCTTCAGCTAACACAACAATTGCTGACAACTTGTTAGAGTTAAATTCTGGTGCAGCTTCAAACGCAAACGATACTGGTATCTTAATCGAAAGAGGAAGTACTGGTGACAATGCGATTATGGCTTGGGATGAAAGTGCTGATAAGTTTATATTTGGTACTACAACTGCTACAAATACATCAACAGGTGATTTAACAATTACAAGTGGTACAATTGTTGCTTCAACTTTTGAAGGTGCTTTATCAGGTAATGCTACAACAGCAACTACACTTGAAACTGCTAGAACAATTGCTGGTCAATCATTTAATGGTAGTGCAAACATCTCAATCGCTTCAACTGATTTATCAGATACGGCTAGTATTGCGTTATTAACTGCTACTCAAACGTTGACAAACAAAACGATTGCTGCTGGTTCAAACACAATCTCTGGTTTGACTTCATCAAACTTGACTAGTGCTGTTCAGTTACAGATTTTAGACTCTGCTGGATCTGTAGTTAAATCGTTATACGGTTCTGCAACGTAAAAATTATTAATCTACATCATAAAACGTTATTTTGTGATTACTATAGGTACGTGTAATTGCTAGATGGAAAATCATATAAATAGTAATAAAGGATTAATATGGCCAACCCAGCAACTAGAGAAGAATTAAAACAGTACGCTTTAAGAACATTGGGCAAACCTGTCATTGAAATTAACGTAGATGACGACCAATTAGAAGATAGATTAGATGAGGCTTTACAATACTTTAGTCAATATCACTATGACGGTGTTGAACGTACATATTTAAAATATCAAGTCACACAAACAGACGTAGATAGAATTAAATCTCCTACTGGAGATACTTCTCAAACAGTTACAAAAAATTCAGTTTCGACAACTTGGACTGAACAAAATAATTACATTGTTGTTCCTGAACCTGTATTAGCTGTAACAAGAATTTTTCCTCTTTCAAATAGAGGTAATCAAAATTTATTCGATATAAGATATCAATTAAGATTAAATGATTTGTATGATTTTTCTTCAACATCAATTATTCACTATGATATGGTATTGAGACATTTAGATTTTTTAGATCACATACTTGTTGGTGAAAAACCTATTAGATTTAATCAATACAATAATAGATTGTATGTTGATATGGATTGGAAAACAGATATTTCAGTAGGTGAATATCTTGTTATTGAATGTTATAGAAAACTTGATCCAACTACAATGACAGATGTATATAATGACATTTTTTTAAAAAGATATGTTACTGCTTTATTTAAAAGACAATGGGGTGCTAACTTATCAAAATTTAATGGTGTGACTATGATTGGTGGTGTAACACTAAATGGTCAACAAATATTCCAAGAGGCGCAACAAGATATACAAAAACTTGAAGAAGAAATAAGAGGCACATACGAAACGCCTGTAACGTATATGATAGGATAATGCAATGCCAGTTAATCACTATTTTCAAGGTGGAAACGGAATCGGAAACGATTCAGAAAAAATATTACACGAAAATTTAATCATAGAAGGCTTAAAAATCTACGGCCACGATTGTTATTATTTACCAAGAACATTAGTTAACCAAGATTTAGTTTTAGGAGAAGATGTCCTATCTAAATTTGATCAATCATATATGTTAGAAATGTATGTTGAAACAACTGAAGGATTTGCAGGTGAACAAGAATTAATATCTAAATTTGGTTTAGAAGTTAGAGATGATACTACTTTTGTTATTGCAAAAAGAAGATGGCAAAATCAAGTAGATAGTTTAGCAACATTAATTAAAACAGGAAGACCAAATGAAGGTGATGTTATCTATGTTCCTTTAATGAATAGTTTTTTTGAAATACAATTTGTTGAAGATCAGGAACCATTTTTTCAATTAGGAAATTTACCAGTTTACAAGTTGAGAGCTACTAAGTTTGAGTACAGTTCAGAAAAATTAAACACTGGTATGCCAGAAATTGATCAAGCTGAAGATAAACTTTCAATTGATACATTAGCACATCAAATGGTTTTAGAAGATGGTGGTGGAATATTGTTAGAAACAACAGATACTATATTAGGTAATTATCACTATGTAATTTTAGAAAGTGATGATTTTAATTTAGCAACTCAAACTAGAGATTACGCTGACAACGCAACATATGAGTCAGACGCAGGATTTGGTACAGTAAGTACTGCTGACGATATTTTAGACTTTACAGAAAGAAACCCTTTTGGTGAAGTAGATGAGGAAAGTTTATAATGTTTGGAAGAAGATTTTACCACGAGTCATTAAGAAAAGTTGTTGTAGCATTTGGTACAATATTTAATAATATTGAAATACATAGAACAAATAGTAGTGGTGATGTTGTGCAAAAAATAAAAGTGCCTCTATCATACTCTCCTAAAGAAAAGTTTTTAGTTAGATTAGACCAACAAGCAGATTTAAATAATAGAGAAATGGCAGTTACTTTACCTCGTATGGGATTTGAAATATCAGGTATAAGTTATGATCCATCTCGTAAGTTACAAAGAATTGGTAAATTTAAAAACGTTAATACTTCAGACGCAAGTAAAATGTATTATCAATATAATCCAGTTCCTTATAATATAAGTTTTAATCTATATGCTTTTACAGCAACTGCTGAAGCTGGATTACAAATTATAGAACAAATATTACCGTATTTTCAACCAGACTACACAGTTACAATTAATGCAATTCCAAATATGGGAATTAAAAGAGATGTTCCAATAACTTTAAATAGTGTTAGTTATGAAGATAGTTACGATGGTGCATTTACACAAAGACGTGCTGTAAATTATACCTTAGGATTTACTGCTAAAACTTATCTATATGGTCCAATTTATTCTAAAGGTATTATTAAAGAAACACAAACAGATATATATTCAGATACAACTTCTACAGAAAAAAGAGAAGAAAGAATTGTAGTTGTTCCAGATCCAACTTCAGCTGACGCAAATGATGATTTTGGATTTACTACTACTATAACTACATATACTGATTCTAAAAATTATAACCCAACAAGTGATAGTGATGAATAATTATGAGCATAGACGACAAAATAAATGAAGCACTAGGTATCTCTACGGAACAGAAACCTGCCACAAAACAAATAATTAAAAAAGAATACACTCCTCCAGTTCCTAGAATTGAAGATAAAGAAAAAGAAGATGTTGATAATGATTACAAGTATAGTAGAGAAAATTATTACAATCTTATAGAAAGAGGCCAAGACGCAATACAAGGTATATTAGATATTGCACAAGAGAGCCAACATCCAAGAGCTTACGAAGTTGCAGGTAATTTAATTAAACAAGTTGCTGATACAGTAGATAAACTACAAGACTTGCAAGGTAAATTAAAAAATCTTAAAGAAGTTCCTAATAAAACAACAGCAAATATTAAACAAGCTTTGTTTGTAGGTTCATCTGCTGAGTTGCACAAAATGTTAAAAAATAAAAATAAGACTATTGAGAGTGAAGAAGATAAATCTTTTTCTGAACAACTACAAGAAAACTTGGAGCCAATAAATGAGTGAACATTATTTAGGTAATCCTAACTTATTTAAAGCTAATACAAAACAAGAATATACTGAACAACAAATAATTGAAATTGCAAAGTGTATGGAAGATCCTATATACTTTATTAAAAATTACATAAAAATTGTAAACATTGATGATGGTCTTGTGCCTTTTAATATGTATGGATTTCAGGAACGTATGGTCGATACGTTTCATAATAATCGTTTTTCTATTTGTAAACTACCAAGACAGTCTGGTAAATCAACTACCATCATTGCATACTTATTACATCAAGTTGTTTTTAACGATAATATAAATGTGGCCATACTTGCAAACAAAAGTTCTACTGCTAGAGATTTATTAGGTAGACTTCAACTTGCATATGAGAATTTACCTAAATGGTTACAACAAGGTGTCTTAAATTGGAACAAAGGTTCTTTAGAATTAGAAAATGGTTCAAAGATACTTGCAGCTGCAACATCATCATCTGCTATTCGAGGTGGTTCATTTAACATAATATTCTTAGACGAGTTTGCGTTTATTCCAGCAAACATATCTGAACAGTTTTTTAGTTCAGTATATCCTACAATATCATCTGGTAAATCATCTAAAGTAATGATTGTATCTACACCTCACGGTATGAATATGTATTATAAAATTTGGAATGACGCAATACATAAAAGAAATGATTATGTTCCTGTAGAAGTTCATTGGTCTGAGGTGCCAGGTAGAGATGAAAAATGGAAACAAGAAACAATAAGAAACACAAGTGAAGCACAATTTGCTACTGAGTTTGAGTGTGAGTTTGTAGGTTCAATTGACACATTAATTAATCCATCTAAAATTAGAATGTTATCACACAACACTCCTTTAGTTTCAAGTGCTGGTTTTGATATGTATGAAAGACCTGAAAAAGGAAAAGATTATATTATTACAGTTGACGTAGCTAGAGGTACAGTAAAAGATTATTCTGCCTTTGTTGTACTTGATGTTTCAAAAATGCCATATAAGATGGTTGCAAAATTTAGAGACAATGAAATTAAACCTATATTGTTTCCACATACAATTGAAAAAATAGCTAAACAATATAATAACGCTTATGTTTGTGTAGAGGTAAATGATTTAGGACATCAAGTAGCTGACGCTTTACAATTTGAATTAGAATATACAAATCTTTTAATGTGTATGATGAAAGGTCGTGCAGGCCAAATATTAGGTGGTGGTTTTTCTAAAAGAGGTACTCAATTAGGAGTGCGTATGACCAAACAAGTAAAACGTATAGGTTGTTCTAATTTAAAAAGTTTAATAGAAGGTGACAAGATAATAATACAAGATTTTCACACAATACAAGAATTATCAACTTTTGTTAGAAGAGGATCTTCTTGGCAATCTGAAGAAGGTGCAAATGATGACCTTGTAATGTGTTTAGTTATATTTGCGTGGTTATCAAATCAAAGATATTTTAAAGAAATGACAGACCAAGATGTACGTGCTAGAATGTACGAAGAGCAAGCAAATGCAATAGAACAAGATATGGCACCATTTGGGTTTGTAGATGATGGATTACAAGATAATAGCTTTCAGGATGACGCAGGAGAACGATGGACGCCTGTAACAGTAAGAAAAGGCGATATCCTGTAAAGAACACTATTTTACTAAATAGTAACGAGATTAAATGATACTTATTAGCTAATAAGAGGAGAACAAAAATATGGCATTTCAAGTTTCACCAGGTGTTCTCGTACAAGAGAAAGACTTAACAAATGTTATTCCAGCAGTTGCTACAACGATCGGTGCTATTGCAGGTCAATTCTCACAAGGTCCAATAGATGAAATTATATCTATTGCGTCTGAAAAAGAATTGGTAGAAACGTTTGGTAAACCTGACTCTAATACTTTTGAATACTTTTTTAGTGCTGCAAGTTTCTTACAGTACTCATCAAGTTTAAGAGTTGTTCGAGCAAATAACACAGGTGCTTTCAACGCTACTTCAGGTGGCGGTGGTGCAACCTTAATAAAAAATAATGCAGATTATGATGATGGTTTTACAGCAGACGGTTTATGGGCTGCTAGAACCGCAGGTGCGTGGGGAAATAATATTAAAGTTTCAATATGTCCTAACACAGCATCAGCTTACGAAAATACTTCAGCAACTACAGTAAATGACGCTTCAACAGCAGTTGGAGATACAACAATTACAGTAGATGATGGTACAGCATTAAACGTAGGTGATATTATAAACTTTGGAGAAGCGGGTGGATACGAATACAGAATTACTGCAATTGCAACAAATGATGTAACATTCGTAAGACATCCTTCAGGTACAGGCGGTTTACATACTGCTGTAGCTGATTCTTCAACAATAAGAAGAAGATGGAGATACTATGATCTAGTATCAAGTGCTCCAGGAACATCAGCATACACTTCAGCAAGAGGTGGTTCAGCTGATGAAATTCACGTTGTAGTGGTCGATGAAGACGGTGGTATCACAGGTACTGCTGGGGAAGTATTAGAAGTATATGACTCAGTATCAGTAGCAAGTGACGCTAAAACACCACAAGGTGATTCAAATTATTATAAAGATGTTATCTACAATAAATCTCAATACATTTACTGGACTGACCACGAGTCAACTGGTAAAGCTGGTAATTGGGGTACAGTAGCTTTAAATAAAACATTCACTTCAGTAACAGCTCTTAATAACGCAAGTTTAAGTGGTGGTGCTGACGGTTCAGCAGCTTCGATTGCACAATTGAAAACTGCGTATGAATTATACGAAGACGCTGATACGGTTGATGTAAACCTTATCATTGCTGGTAAAGGCGACGCTACTCACATAGATAACTTAATTACAATTGCTGAAAATAGAAAAGACGCAATTATCTTTGCTTCACCAGAAAGATCAGACGTAGTTGGTGTTACAAGTTCAACAACTCAAACATCTAACGTTAAGTCTTTCTTTAATGGTATTAGATCATCTTCATATGTTGTATTTGATAGTGGTTACAAATATACTTACGACAAATATAATGATGTGTTTAGATTTGTACCTTTAAATGGTGACATTGCTGGTTTGGCTGCAAGAACAGACTTAATCGCAGACTCTTGGTTCTCACCTGCTGGTTTCAACAGAGGAGTAATTAGAGGTGCTGTTAAGTTAGCATACAATCCATCAAAATCACAAAGAGATGAGTTATACAGAGCTAGAATAAATCCAGTGGTAACTTTACCTGGTCAAGGAACAATATTGTTCGGAGACAAAACTGGTTTATCTACTCCTAGTGCGTTTGACAGAATAAACGTTAGAAGATTGTTTATCACTTTAGAAAAAGCAATCTCTACAGCTTCTAAATTTCAACTATTTGAATTTAATGACGAGTTTACAAGAGCTCAATTTAGAAACATAGTTGAACCATTCCTAAGAGATGTACAAGGTAGAAGAGGTGTTACAGACTTTTTAGTAGTTTGTGATACATCAAATAATACTGCTGATGTCATTGATAGAAATGAGTTTAGAGCTGATATATTTGTTAAACCAAATAGATCAATTAACTTTATACAATTACAATTCGTTGCTACACGAACAGGTGTTGCATTTGAAGAAGTGGTAGGAGGATAATCATATGCCAAATATTAACGACTTTAAAGCTAAATTAAGAGGCGGCGGAGCACGTGCCAATCAATTTAGAGTAACAATGCCTTTTCCTGGATATGCTGCTATAGGTGGAGAGACTGAAACTATGTCTTTCTTAACTACATCAACATCTCTACCAGGAATGACAGTAGCGGAAGTTGCTATTCCATTTAGAGGAAGAGAGTTATACGTTGCAGGTGATAGAAGCTTTGCGACTTGGACTACTACAATACTAAATGATACTAACTTCTTAATTCGTAACGCATACGAAAGATGGTTAAATGGTATCAACAATATGTCTGATAACGAAGGTTTAGTCAATCCAGTTGACTACCAAGTTGACGCATTTGTTGACCAATTAGACCGAAATGGTAATGTGATTAAATCATATACGTTTAGAGGATTGTTTCCAACAACTTTAGACGACATTGCGTTATCTTATGGGGATAATAATACAGTAGAATCTTTTACTGCTACTCATAGATACCAATACTTTGAAACAAATACTACTACTTAATATCATTATAAGTATTAATAGTAATAGGAGAAATTAAATTATGGCTGAACTGTTTGGGTTTAAGATAGAGCGTTTAAAAACGCCTACAACCGATCCAAGACAAAATATAGTTCCACCTCAAGCGGATGACGGTACACAAACCGTCCCCGCTGGTGGGTTTTTTGCGTCTTATGGTGGGTTTGATGTTGCTGCTCGTAACGAATTAGATTTAATAAGAAGATATAGAGAAGTTGCTTTACATCCTGAGTGCGACCTTGCAATCGAGGATATAGTATCAGAAGCAATTGTATCAAACGAAAATCAACAATCTGTACAATTAGATTTAAGTAAGATTGAGTATAGTGATTCAATTAAGAAAAAAATTAGAGAGTCTTTTAGTGAAGTTTTAAAATTATTAAACTTTGATATAAAAGGCCACGATATCTTTAGAAGATGGTACGTAGATGGTAGATTGTTTTATCATAAGATCATTGATAAAGATAGTCCAAGACTAGGAATATCTGAATTAAGATATATTGATCCTAGAAAAATTAAAAAAATAAGAGAAATACGAAAGCAAAGAACAGATGGAATGCCATCTTCATTTGCCTTTGAAAATAAATTCCAAGAGTATTATATTTTCAATGAAAGAGGAATACATCCAACTGCTACATCTAACGCAGGTGGATTAAGAATAGCGACAGACGCTATTGCTTATTGTCCGTCAGGATTAGTAGATCAAACTCATAATCAGGTCTTATCTTATTTACATAAAGCAATTAAACCAGTTAATCAATTAAGAATGATTGAAGACGCTGTTGTTATTTACAGAATTGCTAGAGCACCTGAAAGAAGAATATTCTATATTGATGTAGGTAACTTACCTAAGATCAAGGCCGAACAATATTTAAGAGATGTTATGGCAAGATATAGAAACAAACTTGTATATGACGCAAGTACAGGTGAAATAAGAGATGACAGAAACTATATGAGTATGTTAGAAGACTTTTGGTTACCTCGTAGAGAAGGTGGGAGAGGAACTGAAATTACTACATTACCTGGTGGTCAAAACTTAGGTGAAATTGCAGATATAGAATACTTCCAAAAGAAACTATATCGTTCACTTAATATACCAATTAGTAGATTAGAAGGTGGTCAAGGTTTCAATCTTGGTCGAGCTGCAGAAATTAGTAGAGATGAAGTTAAGTTTACTAAATTTGTAGGTCGTTTAAGAAAGAAATTCTGTATGTTATTCCACGACCTTTTAAAAACACAATTAATTTTAAAAGGTATCATTGCACCTGAAGAATGGGATTCAATGATGGGAGATATTACATACAATTTCTTACAAGATGGTTATTTTGCTGAATTAAAACACACAGAAATGATGAAAGAAAGAATTGGACTTGCACAACAACTAGAAAGTTATGTTGGTAAGTATTTCTCTAACGAATACATACGAACAAAAATACTAAAACAAAATGAACAAGAAATTGATGAAATTGATAAACAAATTGAAGAAGAAGGTTTGCAAAATCAATCTGATAAACCTGAAGAAAATTCAGCCGTTGAACCTGATCAAACAGAAACAAACGGTGAAAAAGAAAAAATATAAAATCACTAAAGAACCTGATACAGGTTGGAGTGGTATAGTATAGGAGATAAATATAATTATGAGTAATGAAAATATAAAAAAATTTGTTAATTCACTTGAACAAGGCGATAATAAACAAGCAGGAGTTGATATAAAAAACGCTCTTGCTGACAAAGTTAGTACCGCTTTAGATAATACAAAAGTTGATGTGGCTAAATCAATGTTTACAGGACAAGTTGGAGTGGATGCTCCAGAAGCAAATCCTTTTACAGGCAATGATATACAAGCAGAAACTGGAGTAACAAGTGATGAAAACGCTTAATAGATTTGTAAACGAAAATATAACTGAAGCAAACGATTATAAGCGTACTCGACAATATAATAAACTTACGCCTAAAATGAAACGAGCTGTAGATATGGTGTTTACATCTATTGATAAAGACGCAGATATTATTTTAAATTTTGAAAAAAACGTTAATACAGCTGCAAAACAATATGGTGTTAGTAAACAAGATTTAATGAATTACTTTGATAAAGAAACATTAACAATTTTAAGGAAGTAATATGGCTTGGGTAACTGTTCCAGGATCAAATAATATTTGGGAGTTTGATAATGCTGCTACAATCAGCGATACATATCCTGATTCAGCTGATGGTGCAAATGCAACTATTTCAGGTGGTATAAGAACGTTTACTTTTGCAGATGGAAACGTACAAGAGATTTACATTAAATGTAGAAAAGCAGGAGAAACAACTGAACGTGGTGAGTTATCAAAAACTTACTATGACGCACAATAAGGATTAAATATGGCTGATACAGTATCAACACAAGTATTAACAGACACAACAGGCGTTAAATACGCTGTTAAAATGACTAACTATTCTGATGGTACAGGAGAGAATTTAGTTAAAAAAATAGACGCTTCAAGTACAACTTTTATGACTACTGATGGAAATAGAAAAATATCAAAGATATTTTGGTCAGTAAATACAGCAAACGCAAAATCAGCTGTAGAGATAATATGGGAAGGTGCAACAAATGCTACCGCAGTTTCGTTGTCTGGTCAAGGTTTTTGGGATTTACGAGCAGATGGAAACGAGATTCCAAACAATGCAACAACGCCTACAGGTGATGTTTTATTATCTACAAAGAATTTTGCAAATGGTGATAATTACACGATTTTAGTGGTTTTCAGATAGCAATTTGTATAAATAATAGAGAGAAATTAGAGATAGATACAAATGAAACTTATTACCGAAGAAATCGAACAAGCAGAATATATTGTAGAAGAGGCCGCAAATGGAAAGAAAAACTATTCCATTAAGGGTATCTTTATGCAATCTGACGTGAAAAATAGAAATGGAAGAATCTATCCTAAAGAGATACTTCAAAAAGAAGTAGCACGATATAATAGAGAGTTCATCAACAAAAGTAGAGCATTTGGCGAACTAGGTCATCCAGACGGTCCAACTGTCAACCTAGAAAGAGTATCGCATATGATTAAAGCTCTATATCCAGAAGGCAATAATTTTATAGGTGAAGCACGAGTACTCGATACCCCATATGGAAAAATAGTGAAAAGTTTAATTGACGAGGGTGCAAGACTTGGAGTTTCAAGTAGAGGAATGGGCACACTTACAAGTATAGGTGGTGCTAACGTAGTCAAAGACGATTTTTATCTTGCAACCGCAGCTGATATAGTTGCAGACCCTAGCGCTCCAGACGCTTTCGTAGAAGGCATTATGGAAGGTAAAGAATGGGTTTGGGATAATGGGATTTTGAAAGAGCAAGAAATAAACAAATTAAAGTTACAAGTTGAAAGTAAAGAGAGAATGGCAAGAGCGGAAAAGAACGCTAAAGTCTTTGAATCTTTTCTTAAAAAACTGTAGTTTTATAAATAGTAATTGACACTTTCCGTTTAAGATAAGTGTAATTATTGCAATAATAACAACAAAAACTATTGAGGAGATAGAACAATGGCTGATAATAACGTGGCAGATTTGCCAAAGAAAAATGCAGCTCCAGCTGAACCAGCTAAATCGCTAAAAGCGACTGTACAGCAAGTAATTTCTAAAGCAGTTACTTCACCTACAGATGCTAAAATAGATTTCGCACAAGGGGTTAATCACATTACTGGTGACCCACAACAAAAAAGTGCAGGTCAAGCTGATGCTATGCAATCTCTAAAAGCTGAAAAAGAAGCAGATAAAGAAAAAGAAGAAATCAAAGCTGCTTACGAAGCTGACGAGAAAAAAGACGAAAAAGAAAAAGAAGATATGAAAGAGGCAGAATACGCTGATAAAAAAGATGATGAGAAAAAAGAAGTGAAAGAAGGCGAAATGCCAGCTGGTCTTAAAAAGTACTTAGACAAAAAGAATGGTAAAGAAGATGAAAAGTCTGAAGAAAAAGAAGACGAGAAGAAAAAAGATATGAAAGAAGCTGAAGACAAAGAAGATAAGAAAAAAGACGAAAAAGAAATGTCTGAAGCTGAAGATAAAGAAGACAAGAAAGAAAAAGAAGTTTCTGAATCTGAAGATAAAGAAAAAGAAATGAAAAAAGAAACAGCTAAAGATAAAGTTAAAGATATGGATATGAAAGAAGACGTTGCTGCTTTAACTGATGGTGAAGACTTATCAGAAGAATTTAAAGCAAAAGCGGCTACTATTTTCGAAGCTGCTGTTAAAGCAAAACTTGTCGAAGAAATTGAGAAATTAGAAAGTGAATACGACACTAAGGTTGCAGAAAAAGTTGAAGAAACTAAATCTGAAATCGTAGAAAAAGTTGACGCTTATCTAAACTATGTTGTCAAAGAGTGGATGAAAGATAACGAATTGGCAATAGAAAAAGGTTTAAGAGCCGAGATTACTGAAGATTTTATCGGTGGTCTTAAAAACTTATTTGAGTCTCACTACATTAATGTTCCACAAGAGAAGTATGATGTAATTGAGAATCAAGCTGCTGAGATAGTTAAGTTAAAAGAAGAAGTTAACAAAACTATTGAAAAGAACGTTGAGTTAAATCAAAGAATTAGTGAATTTGCTAGAGAAGACATTATCAATGATGTGTCATCTGATTTAGCGGTTACTGAATCTGAAAAACTTAAAGGTTTAGCAGAAAGTATTGAATATAAAGACGCTGACAGTTTTAGAAAAAGTGTTGAGACATTAAAAAACTCATACTTCCCTAAAGCAAAAGCGAGTGACGAATCTAATGAAGTAGCAGAAAACAATGCTGGTTTAGGCAACTTGTCTGAATCAATGGCTGCATATACTGCTGCAATTAGTAAAACAAAAAAGAATCCTTATATAAAGTAAGGGTTTAGTTAATTAACTAAAAAAAAAGGAGAGATAGAAAATGTTTTTATCTGAATCAATACAACAAAAGTGGCAGCCCGTTTTAGAACATCCTGATCTTCCAAAAATCACGGATGCTTATAAAAGAGCCGTTACTTCAATGGTACTAGAGAACCAAGAAAAAGCGCTAAGAGAAGACGCTGCTTTCTTATCAGAAGCTGCACCTGCTAACGCAACTGGTTCATCAGTACAAAACTGGAATCCTATTTTAATTAGCTTAGTTAGAAGAGCAATGCCTAACCTTATCGCATATGATATCGCAGGCGTTCAACCAATGTCAGGCCCTACAGGCTTGATTTTCGCTATGAGAAGCAGATATGCGTCTCAAACTGGCGGTGAAGCTCTATTTGACGAAGCTGATACAGATTTCTCAGGCAGAAATGCTGCAGGATCATCTGTTGCAAATAAAACAGGAGTAGCACAAGCTGGAACTAACCCAGCTGTACTTAACGACTCACCTGCAGGTTCTTATACTGCTGGTAGTGCTATGACTACTGACTATGCTGAAGCACTAGGCGATGCGTCTGGTAATGCTTTTGCTGAAATGGCATTCTCAATTGAGAAATCAACTGTGACTGCTAAGTCAAGAGCTCTAAAAGCTGAGTACACAATGGAATTAGCACAAGACCTTAAAGCAATCCACGGCTTAGATGCTGAAACTGAATTATCAAACATCTTATCTGCTGAAATCCTTGCGGAAATCAATAGAGAAGTTGTAAGATCAGTTTACATTGGATCTGAAAAAGGTGCTCAAACTAATACAACAACTGCAGGTATCTTTGACCTAGATACAGACTCTAACGGTAGATGGTCTGTTGAAAGATTTAAAGGCCTAATGTTCCAATTAGAGAGAGACGCTAACGTTATTGCACAAAGAACAAGAAGAGGAAAAGGTAATATGATTATCTGTTCATCTGATGTTGCTTCTGCATTACAAATGGCTGGTGTTTTAGATTACACTCCTGCGTTAAGCAACAACTTAAACGTTGATGACTCAGGCAACACATTTGCTGGTGTATTAAATGGTAAATTTAAAGTTTACATTGATCCATATTCAGCAAATACAGCTGCTAAACAATACTTTGTAGTAGGTTACAAAGGTACTTCACCATATGACGCTGGTATATTCTACTGCCCATATGTACCTCTACAAATGGTAAGAGCAGTTGGCCAAGACAACTTCCAACCAAAAATTGGATTCAAAACTAGATACGGTCTAGTAGCGAACCCATTTGCTGGTGCAAGTGCGTCTTCAGCTATTACTGCTGATGGCTTAACAGCTGCTAATGCAAACAGATATTACAGAAAAGTTCAAGTAACTAACTTGATGTAATATTTCGTAAACGAATTAAAAGGGCGGCCCTAAAAAGTCGCCCTTTTTTTTAGCACTAAATAATCATATGATTAAGATAATTTATCTCATTCCTTTGTTGTTTGATTTTTATGACAAAGAGTTTAAACTCTTTACTGAAATGGATATTAAAGAATATAAGACACAACAGGAATGTGTAGTAGAAATGAACAAATTAAATAAACAGTTTGAAATAGAACATTCTGCTATAAGAGTAGTGTGTGTGGAAAAATGAATAAAAAGTTAGAACGATATATTATCCTTGGATTATTCTTAACTATAATTGTGTTAGGAATATGGGGATGTACAAATAAACCTATAACTAAATCTAAACAACCTAGTGTATATGATGGTTCACTTGGACTTATGTTAGGTTGTATGTTTAGTCCTAGTGAATGTGATAAGATTAAAAAAAACGCTGAACAAGAAGAAATTACTAAAGAATGGGAAGAAGTAGATAAACAAAACTCTCATAAATAGTATTATGACAACTACAAATAGTTATAGCAGACAACCTACAAAGTTAGACTATGCAAGTCCTACTCAATTTAAATTTTCTATATTTAAATTACCTAAAGTAGAATACTTTTGTACAGCTGCAAATATACCTGGTGTTACTTTAGGTAGTACATCTTTACCTACACCTTTAAAAGATGTTCCAATTCCAGGTGATAAATTAGATTATGATACTTTAAATATTTCTTTTTTAGTAGATGAAAATTTAGAAAACTATAGAGAGATACACGGTTGGTTAACAGGCCTTGGATTTCCAAAAGACTATTCACAATACAGAGCTTTACAAAGTGCAGGTTCAGACAGATTTCCTACAACAACAAATGAGACTTATTCAAGTGAGATAGGTCAAGTATCAAAACAAACACCAGATGATGGAGGTCTATATTCAGACGCTACATTGTTTGTGCTGACAAGCAAAAATAATTCAAATATAGAAATACGATTTAGAGATGTATATCCTATTTCTTTATCTGGATTAGATTACAATCAACAAGCAACGGATGTTGATTATCTAACTGCTACTGTAACATTTCAATATAAGATATATGAATTTGCAAATGTTAGTGCCACAGGAACACTAGAAACTACATCCTAAACCATTGACTAAATAGTCAATAAATGATATAATGGAGATATTATGACCTTTGATGAATTACAGGCTTTAGCCGATAAAGACCTTCAAATAAACGATACAGAATTAGATTT